AACAAATCAGAACTACCACCAGAAGTGGTGATAGAGCTGGTAGAAACCGTAAAGGAATCTGTGCCTGAATGTTATTGGGACGCAAACGACTGAAGGAACGGGTTTTAACTAACTCATTTCTTTAGGAGACCTACAATGAACACACTCAACCTGATCAAGAAGCAAATCGAGAAGGCATCTGCACTTCATGACGCACAAATTCATATGACATCCTATCGTGGTGTTCAGTATGAGTGCAAGCAAGGTGAAGGGGAAACCCATGGCACCTTCTGCTATCGTGGTCATACTTACAACAAGTGATTGACTTACTAATCAAATATTGTTAGAATGGGAGGGTAACCTCCCATTTTTTATGGAAAGAGACAAACTTAAATTAATAGTAAGGAATCTCAAACTTCTTGTGGAAGCATTGGAGAGTGAAGTATTCTCTGATGTGGATGCATACAAGACAGAAGAAACTTCTGCAAACTACATAACCGATTACGACGAAGTATTTGATGACGATGATGGATACCCTGACTAAACTGATTAGCGTTACGCCAGACGCAGAGAAGCACATGGCCTATTGTGCCCGTGTTTCCAATCCAAATAACCAAGAGAATGAGAAGTTCTCTGGTCTGCTCAAGTATTGTGTGAAGCATCAGCACTGGTCGATCTTTGAGCAAGCATTTATGACTCTGGAGATTAATACCACCAGAGGAATCGCAGCCCAAGTGCTTCGGCACCGTTCGTTCACATATCAAGAGTTTTCCCAACGCTATGCTGATTCTTCCTTACTCGCGGAGAAGATCCCTCTACCTGAACTACGCCGCCAAGACACCAAGAATCGTCAGAATTCTATTGATGATATTGATCCGTTTGTCCGCCAGGAGTTCCAGATCAAAATGCAAAAGCACTTTGACGAAGGAATGAAACTCTACCAAGAGATGCTTGACGCATCGATTGCAAAGGAGTGTGCTCGGTTTGTATTGCCCCTGGCCTGCCCTACAAGAATCTACATGACGGGCTCTGTGAGGTCATGGATCCATTATATTGATTTGCGCTCGGCCAACGGCACACAGAAGGAGCACATGGACATTGCACTGGGTGCTAAGAAGATCTTTATCGAACAGTTTCCTGCTGTTGCAGAGGCAATGGAATGGACGTAAAGATTATCGATAACTTTCTCGATATCTTTGATTTTAGAACTGCGACTGCTAAACTAAATTCACAGGATGAAAGTTCTCCTTGGTATGTTCATTTAAGTAATGGTGAAGATACCAATGCTTTTTTGGCAAGGTGGTTGAATCAAGATGAGTTCTTTACCAAAAATCTTTTTAATCAAGTAAAAAGACATTTAGATGAAGACTATAAACTTGAAAGAGTTTATTGTAATGCACAATGGCATGGTAGAGAGGGAGAACTTCATATAGATAATTGTGATGTAACTGCCTTATTGTTCCTCCATCATTATAAATATGGTTGGGGAGGATTCACTGAAATCCTTACAGATCCACCATGCGTTATTCAACCAATTCCCAATAGATTAATTATCTTCCCTGGAATGGTTGAGCATAAAGGTTATTCGTTTGCATATCAGCATTGTCCAATGAGATTGTCATTGGCATTTAAATTAAATAAACAGTAGGAAATTTGAGTTCATGGCTACATATCCTGTAATTAACAAAACAACTGGTGAACAAAAAGAAGTAAAACTTAGTGTTCATGAATGGGATCAGTGGAAAAAGGATAATCCTGAATGGGATAGAGATTGGAGCGATCCATCTACCGCACCTTATAGTGGTGAGATTGGAGAGGTCTATGACAAATTAAAGAAGTCTCATCCAGGTTGGAATGATGTACTTCGTAAAGCATCTAAAGCTCCAGGTTCAACCGTTCGCCCCGTTTAACTGTATATGCCAAGAAGAAAGAAGTCTGATCAACCCATTGGTGTAGGATTAACTGCTAAGCAGATGAAGAGGAAGAAACCAATTAATAGTGATTTCCTCAGAGACATTGATCCTTTGACTGACAATCAAAAAACATTATTTGAAAGTTATGAAAAAGATCAGAATGTAGTTGCTTATGGATGTGCTGGAACAGGCAAAACATTCATTACACTTTACAATGCTCTTTGCGATGTTCTTAGTGAGACTACTCCTTATGAAAAAATTTACATCGTTCGTTCTTTAGTAGCTACTAGAGAGATTGGATTCCTTCCTGGAGACCATGAAGATAAGTCATCACTTTATCAGATTCCATATAAGAATATGGTGAAGTATATGTTTCAGATGCCTAGTGATGCTGACTTTGAGATGCTCTATGCAAATCTCAAAACTCAGGATACAATTAGTTTCTGGAGTACTTCTTTTATTCGTGGTACAACTCTGGATAAGGCAATTATTATTGTTGATGAATTCCAGAACCTCAACTTCCATGAACTAGATTCAATCATCACCCGTGTTGGTGAAGATTCCAAGATTATGTTCTGTGGTGATGCCACGCAGACTGACCTTGTAAAAACTAATGAAAGAAATGGCATCATTGACTTTATGAATATTCTTAGGTCAATGCCTTCAATGGATATTATTGAATTTGGTGTTGAGGATATTGTTCGTTCTGGACTCTGTAAAGAATATCTACTTGCTAAAATGGATCTTGGTTTATGAATTTTGTTCATCATAATTATCTCGGTGAAATTGAACTAACTAAAAAAGAAGTCAATGGCATCCGTCTCTATAACATTCCCAATGGAGACTGGGTGCCTTCTATTACTTCTGTAACTTCTTTTTACAACAGACAAATTTTTGTTGACTGGCGTAAGAGAGTTGGTATCGAAGAAGCAAATCGCATCACCAAAAAGGCCACCAGACGTGGAACTGATTTTCATGAAGTTGCTCAGGATTATCTTTTAAATAAAGAACTTGATTGGAATAATTATCTCCCAGCATCTAAGTTCATGTTCCATCATTTGAAACCCGAACTAGATAAGATAAATAACATACACGCTATTGAGCGTACTCTTTATTCAGAATACTTCGGACTTGCTGGGCGAGTTGATTGTATTGCTGAATATGATGGAGAGTTGGCAGTCATCGATTTTAAAACATCAGAGAAAATTAAACCAGAAAAATGGATTGAGAATTACTTTGTTCAGGAGATGTTTTATGCTTCTGCATACTATGAGATGACTGGTATTCCTATTAAAAAACTCATTACTTTGATGGTGACCCCTGGCGGAGAAGTTCAAGTATTTGACAAACGTAATAAAGGGGACTATATTAAGCTTCTAGTAAAATATATTAAAGAATTTGTACATCACAATACTGGGACAAGAGATGGAGAATGATCTAGAAAAGGTCCTAGAGAAAAAGTTTTACTGCCCATCTAGGTTCACTCAAGAAATTGAAAATGTTGTCCTTGACAACCCTGAGATGTCGTACATTGATGCGGTAGTATTTTTCTGTGAGAAGAATAATATTGACGTTGAGTCTGTATCAAAACTAATCTCTAAACCTTTGAAGGAAAAAATTAAGGGAGAAGCAATGGAACTTAATTTTTTAAAGAGAAGTTCTCGGGCTAAATTGCCTCTTTAATTTCATTTAGATTTTTATTATGGAAGAAGATATATGGGAGAGTTTGAGAAACTTTGAATACGATGATGACTATAAACTTTATGGGTATCCAAATACCAAAGAGCAACAGTCAGCATGGTATCAAAGAAACAAAGATAGACTGAAAGCAAAGTCTATGGAACGTCTCAATGCAAATAGAGATGAGATAAACCGTAAGAGGAGGGAAGCGAGAGCAACCGAACCTTACAGATCTGAATATCTTCGTAAACAACGTGAACGCAGGAGTAAAAAGTGATGGCCTTTGATGCCTATAAACAATACCTCTCTTTGAAGAATCACTTCACGAAAGAGAAGTATGATTACCACAAATATTGTGGAAAGAGTCGTGCGACCGTGCAATCTTTCTATAAAAGAAAAGACCGCTTCTGGTTTGAGAAACTTGCAAGAAACAAGTCAGACCAAGAGGTGGTTGAATTTTTTGTATCAAACTTTATCACCTGTACTGATCCAAGTAAACTTTGGATAGGAGAAATGATACGCGAAGGTGAAGGTCGATACACTGATTGGAAAAAGAGAACCCAGTCACTCTCTTATCTCTTCAAGGAAGAGATTGAACGTGTCTTTATTGGCAGATTTGATGATATGTTTACTAAGGATGGCTCACGTCATCCAGAAATCCTCAAAACTTATCTGAGGGGTGAAGTGTCTATTGAGACAATGGTCATTCTTGATAAGATACTTGGATTCAGACAAGACTTTGATAAACATTTGTCTGATCCAGTGTGGGAAACCGTAAGTATGAGGATTAAAAAATATTCTTCCTTCCTACATATAGATGTATTTCGTTACAAAAAAATTTTAAAGGAGATTGTTCTGGGAGGAGTTGCATGAGTTTCTTTGATTCTGAATTTGTTCGTTCTGAGATGGTTGAAATTTCGGAGTTACAAGAGAACATCTATGGTAACGTTTTTAAGTTTCCATCGATGAGTAAAGAAGAAAAGATAGAACATGTTGAGTTGCTGGAGAAACTGCTGACTAAACAGCAGACTCTTTATACTCGACTGAGTTTGTCTGACGATCCTGAAGCAATCGAAATGAAACGACGCATCACTGATTCGGCAATCGCTATGGGGATGCCGAAAGATGTGGATATGGGTGTTATCTTTAGCAACATGTCCAATCTCTTGGAATCGATGCGTAAACAGATTGACATTACGGGGTCAGACCTGTAGAATAACGAAGTCCACAAAGGCCAAATCCAACAAATCTAAAAAATCCTATGTCTTTCGCAAATCTTAAAAAGCAATCTTCTCTTGGCTCTCTGACCGCCAAACTGGTCAAGGAAGTAGAGAAGCAAAATAACTCTGGAGGCGGTGGTGATGACCGCCTGTGGAAACCAGAGATGGATAAGACTGGTAATGGTTACGCTGTAATCCGCTTCCTGCCTGCTCCTGATGGTGAAGACCTCCCTTGGGTCAAACTGTACTCACACGCCTTCCAGGGACCTGGTGGCTGGT